GAGAACAGCAGGGCCGCACGCTTCGGGTACTTGACGGGGAGCGCGAACGCGAGACGGTGGATCGCCCGCATCCACCCGTAGAACGGGAACACTCGACGAAGCACGGCACGCTCGAACGCGTTGTAGCGAACGTAGTTCCCCATGAACCGCTCTGTCTCTAGCGTCGTCTGGCCGATAAGATCGTCAGCCCACTTCTCGCCGCGCTTTGCTCCTTCGATAACGCCGAGCCATGCGTCGGAGAGGTGAGCGGATGACGCCCCGAACTTGACCATCTCCTCTTGACGCATCTTTGTCTTCAGCGCATGGAAGTACATAGCGCGTCGTGGGATCGACTCGAACTTCGAGTTCCACTTGTAGCCAAAGTTCACTACGCGCTTTATCGCACCCGTGCTTTCGCGCCCGCTCTCCCGCTTGACGAACTCACCGAGGTCGGAAGCAAGCCCGTGCCCTTCGATCTCAGCGATGACGAGATCACGGTACTTAGGAGACGCAGCCATCCTGATCGCCTGAAGATCAAGGCCAGCACCGAGAAGGAACTGACTCGACATACCGACCATGTTCTGAATGTACCAACGCGGGGAAAGCGCCAGCACACCAGCCTTCCAGTACGAGTTGAGGTCATCAAACCAGTTGCGGTTCGGGGCGAGCGCCTGCCTCCACCCTGTCTCGACAGACTTCGGGATGAGGTACTTCGTGTCCTCTGTCCCGACCGCCGCCTTGTAAAGAGCCTCGGCATCGGCGGACTTCTTGTCTCTCCGCGACATCGTGCGGATAAGTTCCATCTTCGACCGCGACACGTACAGGTCGCTTGATTCCTTGGCGAGTTTCACCGCCGCGTCGTTCGTGATCGGGATGCCGTTCGAGTCCTTGATGACGTACTTAGAAAGGATGGACTCAACGGCACGCTGCCGCCCCACAGTGTCGAGTGCATTGCGGAACGCAGACAGCGTTACGTCTGGACCGAACGCAGCCGTACCGTCACGAAGGATGATCCCCTTGTTCAAGTGCTCGTGCCGCGCTGTCATCCGTGGCGTCTGCATCCCGATCGGCTGGCCGAGTCGCTTGCGCTTGACGATCCCCGGCTCTGGCTTACGGACGTTCGGGAAGTAGTTTCCGGGGGACATCTCTGCGCCAAGGGAAAGATCAACCTCTGCCTGAAGCCTTGTTGCTTCCGACACGTTGTGCGCCCTCGCCCGCTGCGCTTTCACAATCTCATTCGCACGCGAGCGGATGTCCCCGGTCAACGTCTGGATGTGGAACTTCGTTTCCTCGGTCATAGGTCCACGTGCCGCTGCCTGCGCTTTGACCTTCACGAGTTTCGCCTGCAACCCAGCGTGCTTCCCCTGAAGAGAGACGATTTCTTTCGCTGCTACGTCGCTCTCGTGCATCGCCTTCTGCATGGCGACGAACTGGTCGCCAACGCCAGCAGCCACCGCCTGATTCCTACGCCCTGCTGACATCACCGACAGCGGGGCGAGAAGGTTCGTCCCCACCTTCATCTCTGTTGACTGTTTGAGCAGATCGATCGACGCATTGGTCAGATCGTTGATGACCTTCGGTGCCTTCGCCGGGTCAAACCAGTGGTCAGGTATCGAACGAAGTACCTTGGCGTTCGCCAGCGCGTCTCTCGCGTGGAGCGGGTTATCCGCCTTTGCCGCAGCCTCTTCGTACTTCTTGACAAGGTTGTCCCGGCCCCACGTACGTGACCTTTTCACGGAACTGAGGTTGTTCAGCCCCATCGCACGGATTGCAGCGGTGTACCCAGCGGCCTTTGCGTTCGCCTTACTCCCGAGAACCTTCGGAAGTTTCCTGACGATCGACTGGAATACCTGCGTACCGGTGACGACATCGTTCTCTAGGGTGGAGATGAACTGCGTACCGGTGTCGCGTACGTCCTTCGCAACGATCCTGTTGTACCTGTTGGCAGGAGACATCGGGTTGAAGTTCTTGCCATGGATAGTGAGCGGTACCTTGCCTGCCGCCTGACGCACCGCGTTGACAACGCGATCGTTTACTGCCCGCTGAATCTCACGTGTGATCGGGTTCGCAGATCGCGGGCGTCGCGGACGTTCGATAGGTGCGCCACGGTCAACAACCTCACGACCACGGGAGTCGAACGCTGGCTGGTGGATTACCTCTGGCGCACGGTGGCGGCGAGGCACAGGCTTCCCCTCGATGGGGAGAGTCCTCCGAGATGCGCCAGCGGCAAGCCGCTCTGCCATTCCCGCATCACCGGCTGCACGTGCTGCTGCGCTACCGACCCTCAGACCACCAGCGACTGCTTCTCCAGCGAGCGGTACCGCAAGCATCGCTGTCGTCGCTGCCCTGAGCGGCTGGTCGTGGACGCGCTTCGCAAGTTCCCCGAAGTTCCCCTGCGCGATCGGCTTACCGACGAAACGAATATCACTGGCAAGGGACTCGGCAACGTTCTTCCCGATGTTTCCAAGGCGTCCAACTGCCTGCGCTCCGCTCCATGGCACACCGGGGATCGGGCCAGTCGCTGCCTGCACGACGTTCTTCCCCACCTCATAGCCAAGGCGGGCGATGCCGGGGATGATCTGCTGCGCTTCAGTCGCTGCGTTGCCGAGCACTTCTCCGCCGATACGGAACGGAGCGGTGATTGCTCCAGTGATTGCCCCGAGGATGCCGCCGTCGTCCTCCTTCTTGTTTACCCTGCGGTCAACACGAACGATTGCAGCGTCAACGCGCTTACGCAGCCTAAGTGCGCGTGCTGCCTCTGGGGAAATATCACGGAGGTAGTTGCTTCTTGGAACAACGACCTTTGGCGCAGATGATGGTGATAGGTAGAGCGCCTTTTTCGATGGCGTCCCTGTCCTTGGTGCAGACGGGCGAGTGGCAACAGCGCCGTATAGATAGCCAGCCATTACCTCAGCCCATCCATCGCCCACTTCAGTGCGACTGCCCACTCGGCATCGGTCATAACTACCTGATCGCCCTCGGCGTTCAGGTAGGTACGCGGCTTAGCAAGCGAACTTTGGATGAAGTCCCTGATGTGCTGCTCTGTCGCCCATTTCTTCGGAAGTTGCCCGGAGTTGATAAGCCCCTTGACGACTGTTGCGATCCTTATCCCCTGCTTCTGTGGGCTTGTGATGCGGTTGATACCACCCGACCCCGGAATCATCGAGTTAGTCACCGGGTCCCACTTGTCTCCGTAGTACTTCTCTGCCAGAGACTTACCTGCGGTATCAATACCCTTTGCAGCATCAGTTGAGCCGCTTGTGGACGGTGGCTTCTTCGGCTGGTACCACTGGTGGCCGTCCTTCGAGGTGACGACGGTCTGGTTGATTATTGCCTGATTCTTGGGGCCAGCGCCGGGCGGAACTCTTCTATAGCCAGAGTTCGAGATAGCGAACTCTGCGTCTGTCTTCTGTCCGGCGTTCTGCGCGTTGATCTTGCTCGTGGTGGCGTTCTGCTGTGCGATGTCCTCGTTCACCAAGTTGCTGCGACCCGTCTCAGCGATCTTTATGTTGCTCATTTCGAGCAGCGCCTTGTTGTAGTCGTCCTTCGTCTTCTGCGCTGCTGCCGCAGACTTCTGCTCAACGATCCACTGATCGAGTTTCAGCCGCTCGGTCAGTCGCTTATCTGCGTAGTTCTTCGAGATGTTCATGGCCTGTGACGAGAGGCCCGAAAGGATTCCCTGCGTCTGGGTGACCGGTGTTGCCGCAGCGAGCAGCGTGTTGTAACGGGAGTCCGCTGCTGCCGACGCGCCCATCGAAGACGCTCGTGCACTACCGGCAGCCTGCGCGTTGGGGTTGTACGTCTGCGTTGCTCCGCCCAAACCACCAGCGACCTGTGCAGGGGCGATGCCAGCGGCGACGTTGGCTGCGTTCGTTACGTATCCGCCGCCTGTCCCTGTTCCGACCGAGCCACCGTACTGCGCGGCGATGTTCGCACCAATGTTGGCGATGTTCTGAAGTCCGCCAGAGACGCCCGGAAGAACGTTCGTCTTCCAGTTCTCTGCGAAGTTCTTCTCCTGAGACTGAAGCCCACGCAGGTATGTGGCGATCATTGGGTAGTCGCCGTACCCAGCGAAGTCATCTGGGGCGGGGATGTTTGACGCGCCACCGGTTGTTGCGGAGCCGGGTTCTCCGGGGGTTCCTGCTGCGGGTGCAGCGCGAAGTGGGACAGGCTTCGCCCCCCTCTTTGTGAGGGCAAGATACTGGCTTCCGGGGTTGCCTGCACGACCGATCGCAAGTTGCGACGCAGGGTTCGCGTACCCGTACACCATCCCGCTTGCGTCAGTAATGACGTCACGGATGCCGTACTTCGTCTTTATCCCGCGCTTCATGCGAAGCCCGCCGACGGACGGCAGTTTCGTACCGAGGCCAGACGTTCTACGCGTCGCCTTGCGGTTGTTCTTCAGGTAGTTGTAGATCGTCTGGTTGCGCTGCTGAGCAGACGGGTCAACCATATCGCCAGAGGGCTGCGGCGGGGTTCCTAAGTACTCAACAGGGATACCTTGGTATCTTCCGTTAGTGGTCACTACGTGGTCCTCACTTCATAACTACCGTTGGGGAGTTTGACGATGACGTACGATCCGGGCGTGTGCTTCAGGTTGAGGTTCGCCCTGTTCGGGAGTTTCTTGTACGTTCCAGCCGGAGTCTTGTAGTCGCTGATCTTCAGCGTTAGCCACGAACCGTCGCCAGCCTTGACAACGTTGAACTCATTCGGGTCAACGTTCGGCTGTGTCGTGAAGCGTTGGATCGTCGGCTCTGGTGGTGTGATCTTGGACAAGGTGTCAAGCATGGCGGTGGAGTCCGCCCCGTACAGGCTGGTGTACTGGGTAAGCAACGCCTGAGACTCCTGCAACTGCTGGGTCGCAAGTCCGTTGATGTCCTGCGAGTACTGGTTCACAACCGCTCGCGCTTCTTCGCTTACCCGCTGAAGCGCTGAGCCGACCAACTGCTCTCCGCCAGTCGAGTAGGCGATTCCCTTCGCTGCGGCTGCGGCGGTCGCGCTCTTGTACGCAGAGTTCTCCTTCTGCCCCATCTGCCCCGACTCATATGACGGGGAAAGAGATTCGTTGACGTCCGTGGTGTTCGGGTCGTCAGCGCCGAACGAGATTCCCCCGTACCCACGAAGTTGGGCAGCAGCGTTCTTCTGCCTCGCCTGCATAAGCGCGTCATAGCGGGCACCGACACTCCCGGCACCGGTGCCGAGTTGGTCAGTGATCTGCCTACGCTGTGCGTAGCCAGCCTGATCCGTGAGTGCGCCGTACTGGGTATCAACCGCGTTGATCTGCTCCTGACCGGGGATCGGGAGCGGGGCACGTGTCACCGCATACGGGTTGACCGTGCTTCGCTGGTTGTACGTAGGTACGTTGAAGTAGTTAGATGGCATTAGGTTTCGCCTCGTATGTTACTTGCCCACTGATAACACTGGAAGTCGTTGGTGTTGCCGACGCCCAAGGCCAAGTAAATGTGACCTTCCTCATGTAGTCGAATGAAAGTTGGTCGATAATTGGTTCCCCGTTGAACGGGTTATATGCACCGCCGCTTGTTCCGAGGTAGCCGAGGTTCCCCAGCCAGAACTCAATACGCGTTGGGGCAATGACGTCACCAGTATCTACGTCTGTTGCGATCGCCATATTCCCCCAAGCAAGACGACCCGGAACAGTTGGGCTGCTCCACTGCTCTAGAAAGAACGTCCCTTGGAAAGTCTGCGCGTACACGTAGTTATTCGGGGCAACGCCAGCGGTTCTACTTGGCAGAGACACCACGGCAGACTCAACAGGGAGGTTGACGTACAGGGAACCGAGTCCGCTTGACGCTGCGTTGTAGTTCGTCATGTGGAAACTAAACGAACATATGACCGTGTTGCCGATCCTTGTGTAACTGCCGAGTTGTTGTGCGCCAACATCAAGCAACGGTAGGTCATCCCCGTCACAGCGCAGTACCGGACTCCACTTCTGCCACTCGCCAAACTTATAGAGGTCGGCGTTCTGGTTCTGCATCACAGACCTGAACGAATCGCTCCTTATGTACGAGTAGAACTCGTCCTTCGTTATGAAGTTACTTTGGTCTGGTCCCTGATACTGCTGCCCGGCCTGCTGCTGCCCTTGCTGCTGCGGAGCAAAGAAGTTGCTCATGTTCCTCTCCGCGAGTCACGGAAAGAAAGCATTACCTCTGGGATGTCGGAACGTACGTTCGAGGAATCCGTTACGGACATATCGACCCTGATCTGGTGGAGGCGACCAGAGCGGTTGACGATCCGCTTGTTACGATCGATACGATCTATTGTGTCTGCGGTGATAGCCGACAGAACCTTTGTCGCGTCGGGCTTATCGTCAAGCCCGTTCCCCGAAACAACCGACACATCAATCTGCGAAGTCGCGGTTGACAAGTCGTAGAGGTTCGTGTGGATGAGCGCATCGCACAGTCGCGTCTCGCCTTCGACGCCGTTCGCCTGCGCCAGAGAAGAGCGCGTCCATGCCTTCATCCGTGGCCCAGTACCGCCAGCGTCAACAGCACTTGCCCCGTTGATAAACGACGGAGCAACGTCGATCACGCGGCCCTGAAAGTTGCTGTCAACTGAGTGGATTGCCGTTGGGCTGATGTCTGACGCAAACGCGAACATATGCTGGGGGTTGAAGTTCGTCATCCTCCCGAGCCAGATGTTCGCCCGCGTGTCGTACACGAACGTTCGTGCGCTCGGCGCGGTCGTGTCGGTCCCGATGATTGCATCGGTTGTGCGGGTTGTGTCGAGTCCGCCGCACGAGACGACGAGGTACCCACCAGCGGCTGCGGTCGTAACCCAAGATGTCCCTTTCACGTACGCACGCATGAGGACCTGCCACTCGGCCCCGATCTTTCCGTTCGTGATGCTCGACACTGCGCCGTTCTGGTAAGTGAATATCCCCTCTTCACCTGCCCAGTACGGAATGGAGCCAGCAGTCACGGCAGACCGAAGGTCGATACACCCCGCGCTGTTTGCGATCCGCGTGATCTCAACGCCAGCAGGGTTGCTCTGGTCGTACGTTCCGAAGATTCCGTACACCGAGTCAGACTTCAGGACGAGAAGCGGGCCGGGGGACGAGAGGATGGCGATGTTCGGTGACGCGTCGTACGGGCCGGGAACGTCGTACGCACCGCATACGTAGTCGTTGACGGTAGTGAACCCAGTCACCGCCGTGCTTGCATACCCAGCGTTGGCGGTGGGATCGACTGGCGGTGCAGACCCCGGAGCAATGCTGATGTCATCGGTCGGTCCGAACACGTAGACACGCGACGGGTACTGGCGCACTCCGGTACCCCAGAGCGAGCCACGGTGGACGGTGGCATCCTTGAACGGGCAGCGACGCAGGATTCGGTACGCCGCGTCAGCGAGATTGAACCCGTTGGTGTTGACGACGATCGTTGTGCCGGTTGCGCTTGTGGCGTTCCCGATCTGGTGCGGATCGCCTGTTGTTGCGTTTGCCGGGTTCAACGCAAGAACTGCATCCGGCCCAATGTAGGGTGCGCCAGCGTGGATGTTCGCCCCGGAAGAAGAGAAGTCTGCGCCTTGGAATGATGCGACCTCAGCAGCGACTCCCGTCATCTTCCCGGATTCGTAGACGGAGACTGCTGGCCATGCGAACCCGACAGGGAGCGCGTACACAGTGGTCCCCGTAACAGCGGCAAACGCTGTCTTGTTCCTCATCGTCTCTAGCGAGAACGTGGTGGTGCCGACGATTTCGACGACGCGTGAGGATAGCGAAGGCTGCTGCGGTCGAGCAGAATACGGGCTTCCGTAGAAAGAGTCGAACGTGAAGAAGCAGCCCTTGTCAATCCCAGCCGGGCTAGTGACGGAAGACGTTGCGATAAAGGTCTGACCTCCGGGGTAGAAGGCGTAAGCCGACGGGTTTGTGACGCCGTTACCCGAGTACGGGAGGAGGCTGCCGCCGTACCGAAGCAACGGGGTTTCCCCATCCTGTGCACAGAGGATCAGGTCCCCGTTGTACATGCACCTCGGGATGAAGTTCGTTGCCACGCCGGTCGGGTTGTTCCAGATGAGAACCTGAGTTCCGTCCTCATCAGTAACGTATATCTTCCCATCGCTAGAACACACGACGGTTCGCGTGCGTTCGGTAACTGGGTACCGCGACCGCGCAACACCGGTCAAAGACACGCCGCCGCTGACTACAGGGTTAGTGCCCCGAAACTCCCATCCGCGTCTCTGCTGTGCGATCCCAACCGGGGTCGCAAGGTCCTGAGCAAACGCCGTCTCGCTTTCTTCCAGCGCGTAGTCAGGGACATCTGATCGGTAGCCGCCAGCGAACGGACGCGGGATAGATACCCGTCGCATCTATGTTCCCAAGATTGACGCGTTGTCCCACCCCGGAGAAGTGACACGGAACGTCGGGGTGTTCGCGGTTGCAAGCGCAGTCCGCATCTCCCTGAACGCCTTCTCGTACTCGTTTGTGTAGCGGTCTGCTTCAACAGCGGCGTCGCTCCCGCCCTCCTGACGAAGCAGGCGGGCGCACGCATAGGGGACGAGGATACGCGTGCGCCACGCCAGTGGTAGCAGCGGAACGTCGGTATCTGCCGACATCTCCTGTGCCTGCGCCCTATAAAAGATTCCGATCACGTACGCGTTGTCAGGACTGGGGAAGAGGCGGATGCGGTTATCCCACTTGGAGAACATCGTCGGCTCTCCCGTCTGCTCGTTGTCCTGTGTGCTGTACGAGATACGTTCAAGCGAAGGCCACGACATTGATGAAAGCGTCCAGCCGCCAGCGCCAGAGTCCATCGTCAATGAGTGGATTTCTTCGACAGATGTCCCGAGTGCAGTCGAGATCGTGTCGTATGAATAGACGTCCTGACCAGACTGGACGATGAACTGGCCCTCCTTCTCCTTCCACTGCCAAGGATCACCAGAGGCAGATACCGAAAGGTATGCCTCGTTGATCGCTTCCTTCGCACGAGCGACATCGAACGTGTCGGTGAGATCACGGCGTGAGCCGTAGATCGCCTTCGAGTAAAGGTCTAGGAAGTCCCCGCTAGCCATCGTTTGCTACTGACGCGGGAACGAGGATTGAGTCATTACGACCAAGGTCCTTCTTCCGAAACGTCCAAACGAACTCTTCTGCGTTTGCCATGTTCTGCTCGACAGCGCGTGCCTGCTTTGCTTCCTCTTCGAGAATCCACATGCGCTGCTGTGCCTTGCGCCAACGCGCCAAGTCCTGACACCTGAACGCGTCAGAACTCTGCTGCTCGTCAAGAACACGAGCATCAGGCTCGCCGTCGAGTGGGTCGTTGGTTTCCTTATCCCGAAGACGACGGGCGATCACCCAAATGTGACCGCCGCCGTCGAAGGGAGCAACAATCCGGCGAGCGAGGCCCAGTTGACCGGAATCATTATGCCGGGCAAGCCGAGCCTCGCTGTCGTACTCAGTCACCCTGTTGGAAATGTTGTAGAGGTCTTCTTCTACAAATCTCCAGTCTTCGTAAAGGACTGAGCCGATTGGATCGCCGAGTTTCATCTAGTTACCGAAGGCAATGAAGCGGAGGACAACGGCTGAGAGATCAGTCGTTGTAGCCACCTCAACTCCGGGGGCACCGCCAGCAGGAATGGTGCCTCCCTTCGTTGAGTTGAACGCCTTCAACTTACCGTTGGTGTAGTCGTACTCGAAGAGATATCCACTGGCCGGAGCGCAGTTGATGAACTCAATGTTTGCGGAGAGGCCGATGTCAGTTGCGACAAGAGCCTCCCCGCCAGTTGCGTACGACGAGTCGAAGGTAACGGTTCCCGTTACCAACTTGGTGTAACGACCAACGGTGTCGGTGCGCGACGTACTAACGGTAAGCGCCATGGCTAGTACGAACCAGCGACTTCGGAGATGTCGGTAAGCACCGCGTGGTCACGCGGGCGAGTCGTCATCATGCCGAGGAAGCCGTCGAGGTACGCCACAACCGATGCGCTGTGACCCTGACCGCTCGAAGCGTTCTTCAGGAAGAACTCCGAACCGCCGAGGTTCACGAAGTTGAGCAGATCGCCCGGCTTCGTGTGCTTCGGACGCACGAACTTCAGCGAGTCCTTCTTCAGCAGGTAGACCGAGTTACGCGGGCAACGTGCGCCACGGTAAAGCGGAACACCCAGCATCTCCAGCGGTCGGCCAAAGCCGATGTCGGGGGTGCTCTCCAGCGTGTAGCGCAGACCCGGAGTGATGATCTGGTGGTACGCGGTGTAGGTACCGAACGAACCAAAGGCAGCGTAGTCACCGGTGGGCTGACGTCCAGCGCGACGAGCAATCTTGTTCATCGTCTGGTGAATCAGTTCCTCGGTAAGCGGACGCAGGGTCCCCGAGTTACCGAGAGTGACAGCCTGCCAGTACGCCTTACCAGCAGCGGCTCGGTCGATACCCATGTAGGTACCGGTGGCCGAGACAGCAGACTTGATGCCGGGGAACTCCAGCGAGTTGAACGCACCGGCAGATGCCCACGTACCGGCGCGGACAACGACGCCAGCGGAGGTAGCGGAGGTCATCGACACCGAGCAGGTCAGCACGTTGGTGGACTCGTTGACGTCGCTCACGGTGAAGTTTGCGACCTGAACGGCACCAGTCGTTCCGTGCACCACGTTGTAGCGTGCGCGGTTAGCGTCATCAACCCAGAGGTAACGGTCCCGGTCGATCTGGGACGTCGTAGTTGCGTCAAGGGTGATGGTGCTGCCGGACGAAGAAGCAACGTTGGCAAGGATGCCAGTACCGTCGCCCCAAGCCTGACGCTCAATGTCCGAAGACATCGACTCCTTGGCGGCGCTCATCTTCTCGGCCATGACCGGGACCGCAGCGGCCTCGGTGGACTCAAGAAGTGCCATCTCCTCCATGGTGAAGGACACGGCGTGCGCGAGATGTGCGAGGTTCAGAGAAGCCTCGTCGTAGGTGGGATCACCCGGATCGGGGTAATCGCCGCCCTGCGAGATGGTTGCCTGACCGAGAGAATCACCGATACGCAACTTCAGGTACGAACGACGACCCTCGATGTCAACGGTAACGCGGCTGTCTGCGAACGAACCAAGCCAACCGAGCAGAGTGCCCGGCTCACTAAGAAGTTCGTAGTTCAAGCCCGGAAGCCAGACATCCTTCGCAAATGCGGAAGACGTTGAATACAGAGACATGGTTTGGAAATCTCCTATGGGTAAAGAAAGGAATGGGAAGCAGGCACATGAAGTGCGCCTTGCTTATGTCCACACCGTCCTCCCGAAGATTATCTTCGCCAGAGCCGACGCCGTGCTTGCGATAAGAATACCACAAGCACGGCATCTCTCAGTGTGCTAGAAACCCGGACCGTTGCTGTAACGGGACTCCATGATCTTCTGCGCCTCAGCAAGACTACGGGGCGGCTGATCCGGGGATGCAGCAAACCCGCTAGGTGCGGAAGTCTGCGGAGCACGCCCCTGCTGCTGTGCGTAGTTGGCAAGCGAGTTACGACGCCATTCGTCGAAGTCGCTGTATGCCTGACTGACGGCGTTTCCAATCGGCTGGTTTGCCTGCAAGTACTCAGCAGCACGCGGTGCAATGAACTGAAGATCAACATCAGAAAGATTGTTATCACTCCGAAGTCTGTCCATCTCTCCGCGAAACTCATCGAACTGCTGGCGCTCCTGATACTGCTGTTCCATCTCGGAGAAACGCTGGTCCATAACCGATTCGATGTCCTGCTGCCAGACACCCCGAAGGTAGTTGGGGTCAACACCCGGCGACGAGTCGTAACCGACAGGCGCTTCGCCCCCATACTCAGGGACGTACGACGGTTCTGAGTACTGCTCTTGGTACTGCGAGTCGTCGTTCCCGAACGGGTCGTTCTTCGCCTGCCAGTACAGGTTGGCTGCCTCGGTGACTTCGTTGAGGCTCATCCCGTCTGGGATTTCGTTCCCCTGAAGCATCCGCTCAATAAGGTGCGGACGCTGGTCACGGTCGCCGAGTGCGTTCCATCCGTCCCAAGCGTTGCGTACGTCAGCCGGGTCGTACTGATTCGGATCAAACCCAGCCTGCTGCCACGTGTCCCACGGGTTTACCTGCTCGTCCTGCTGCTCTTCGGGATCACTCACCGTCGTCCTCCTCGCCTTCGTTGTTCTCATCATCGAAGTCTCTGATGAGTTGCATATCGTCCTCTATCTCACCGAACGGTGTCGGGGGACTGACGACGGGCATCTCTACCTCTGGCATCTCTACCTGATCGTAGATAATCATCCCCGCCTTTGCGAGATTTTCCCGAACCTCACGTGGGTACATAAGGCCACGGTCTGCCGTTGCAAGGATTGCCGCAACGTCCTTCTCGAATCCGGGGCCAAAGCCCCGCTCTACGTCACTACTCAAAGCGTCCCCGCAATCGTCTGACTGCTCATTCCCTTATCCTTTGGAGGAGAAGGCTGTCCCTTTGGCGCAGGTGCAGAACCCTGACCCTGAGTCATTTCCGGTGGAGTCTGTGCGCCCATTGAAGTGAGCGTCCCCGCCAGCATCTTCTTGTGGTCAGCGGCGTGCTCGCGGGCAGCCTGCTTGACGAGAGGATGGATAGCGTCGTACCCGTCGGACAGACGCCAGAGGTCGAGCGCACGGAGGTGGCCCGCGTGGTCGTCGAAGTCCTCAACGGTAGGGACCTGAATCCCTGCATCTCTCAGGTACGTAGTAAGCGACGGAGGACTAATCCCCGACTGGCCGAGCGTTGCGATCGGGTCCCCGCCACTGGAAGCGGCCATGTTGATCGCCTGCGTGTACTGGGCCTGAGTCTGCGTGAAGTCCATCCAGACTTGATCTCGCTGCTGCAACTTACCGAGCGCACCGATCTGCCGGTTCTCACGCTTCTGCTTATCGCGCTGCGATGTCTCTGACGAAAGGAACTCGTCGTAAGAACCCTCGACGAATCGTGCGACATACGGACGAATATCATTTCCGATAAGCGGCGCAAGTTGCATCAGCGTCTGGAACTGAAGCGCCCTGCTCTTCGGAAGGATTGATGCGGTAATGCGGACGTCCTCTGCGTCTCTTATCATCTCGCCAACGAACGCAGTCAGTTCCTCTCCGTCCTCGACGCCAGCAGTCTGGACGAGGCGAGGGATGACGTAATACTGACGTACGAGACGCAACGAGCGGGAAAGCCCCCACTCAATCGTTGAAGCAACCTGCGACGCAGTGCCAGACAACTGCGTCTCTGAGTTCTGGGCCAACGTCTGAATCCCGATGGCACTGTCAACCTGACCGGGCTGAACGCCACGAAGCGCGTCGCTCTGGTTTGCGATCTCTGCCATCTGCTGAACGCACCACTGAAGGTGGTTCGTGAGGATTGCGACAGGCTCGCTCGGGGTCGGCATGAAGTGCGGGTCACCGATTGGGTGTACTTCGGTGTAGCCTTTCTCGTTATACAACTCCTGCCCGCGAATCGAACCGACCGGGACAAGCACCGGGGGACGGGCGACCTTCTCCATCCAGTCAGAGAGGAGGGAGAGAATCCTGTTGAAGCGGATTTGGATCGGGCGCAACTCATCGACCGTGCCACGGCAGCGCATGTAGTGGCCACCGTCCGGCTTCGGGTTGAATGGCCGGTACGGGAGGTCGTAGTCCGTGTACTCCTCAACGATAAGCGGCTGTCCCGGTGCCCTGTCAAGCCACTTCGCATGGCACCCCTTCGGCCACTCTGCGCTGGGGCGCATGAACATCTCGTGGACGATGTACTCCTCGCTGCCCGGAACGATCTTGTCCCCGATGTTCCCCTCGTCCTCGGAGACGACCGGGCCGATCGATAGGTCTGCCGGGCGGGGGCTACCGGAACGACTGTTCTGTTCGCGCAGCATCTTGTCGATGTCGATGTTGTTCTCCAACTCAACCTTTGCGCGTGGGAGAACACGAGACTCAATGACCCAGTTGACGTCCTTCCAGTGGATCGCTGATGGGTCAGTCGCAATCGCGCCGGGACGTACAACGCGCCAGACAACTTCGCCCATCCTGACCCGCTGATCCTTCCACAGCGTCCCGCCAGTCTCGTCCTGCATAGTGAGTGCTTCATACTGCTCACGCGATGCGATCGGCTGACCCGCCTGATCGACGTAGATAACCGTCTCTTCCCCGCAGTGCGGATCGAAGATGACGCTAAGGAACGATACCCCGTCGATTTCCCCAGTCAGTACCATTTCGCGTAGCGCAGCGTCAACTCCCCACCCGCGCTCACCCCACTTCGCAGCGATCAGTTTCTGCGCCTGACGCGCAGCGTCGATTACCTGCTGCTCTCTACTCTTCGGGATAACTTCGTACGGGGGGCGCTGCATGGTAAGCGTCGATACCCGACCATCTGTCATCTGGCGCAAACGGTTGAACGTGTCGCGCTTACGTCCCTTCATCCCGTCAGAGAGAACTTCAAGACGACCGGAGGAGAACCCGGAGCCGGGGCGCGACCTGACCCACTGGTCCCCACGGTAGATCATCCTGTTCTGCTGCCAGCGGCTTCGTTCGGTTCGGGCGATGTTCTTCCCCTGCGTGACCATCCGCTGAATCTTCGTGGACGCGTCACCCTTACCGGTGTAGAAACCACTCCAAGATGCTGGCACTAACTATTCCTTCCAGACGACGGAGATGCTGTTCCGCTCTTTGCGCGCCCACTCTCCGGCTCTGCACAGGTTAGCGCAAGAAGCAAACCTGCGATTGAAAAAACTGCTGCCTGCGCCGATCCTGAAGTTTCCCTACCTGCGGAACTCGATGCAGTTCCACTTGCCGATCTGCCAGACCCTGCTTGCGCTGACCCTGAAGTTTCCCTACCGGGGGAACTCGACGCCGTTCCGCTTGCTGATCTGTGCGAACTCCAGAGGTAAAGGCTCGGAGGAGTTAGGGAAGCAGAGATAAGCGCAGCAAGCGGGTAAGCGAAGATAGCGATAGCAGGGGACTTTGCTGAAGGAGTACAGACAGCAGGTACTGCGTTTACGATCCGTTGCGGTTCGGCGAGAGGCGCTGTAGAAGACGCCGTTGCCAAGCCGAAAGTTGCGGTTACGGATATCGCAACAAGAGGAGGAGTTGACGAAGCAGATGCTCCGCCTGATGCGCTGACAGAAATCGCTGGGACCGGAGCAACTGCTGACGCCGTAGACGACCCAGCCGGGACAAGTACGGAGTCACCGAAAGATGGAGACGTTGCGTCGTATGTCGCAAGCGGAGGCTGAGACGCGACGCCGATCGATGGGGTCGGTGCAGTTGACGAAACGTTTGCTAGTGCAGATGCTGCCGTGATCGAAACCAGTACGGCAGGCAGAGCCGATGACGCAGACGACCCGGCAGCGGGCGCAAGAACCCCAACCGTAGGCACTGCGCTAGTTGATGAGACAGAAACAGAACCCGACGGCGGGGTTACCGATGCGTCAGTGCGCCTCGTCGGAGGTGTCGCGCTTGCGTTTGCGGTGCAAGGTACCGCTACGACTACGGCGTCTACTCCGGGAAGAAGTAGAAGAACTACAGTCATCTCTGGTTAGGTCTTGATGATGTGGTTGAGGACGACAACGGGCTGCACGTTTTCGCGTAGTCCACCTTGCGTGTTGTTGGAAACGGTGACTGTCGCTGCGGTTGAACCTGTCGTGTTTGGTGATCCGGTGGCGCTTGCCAAGCCACCTCCGCCACCAGCGCCGAGCGACCCCCCGTCCCAAGTCAGGAAGGTCGCCTGACCGTTGGGGGTGTGGGAGTGCGCGGTCTCTGTAGCAACGTGGGTGTGAGCGTGTAACCGTTGGTCACCGTCGTACGCGCCGAGCGTGCGAGCGGTGAGTGCCACGCCCCCGGTCGGAGCAGCAGCGCCAGAGATTCCACCACCTGTGCCGGTTCCAGCACCCATCGGGACGCGACCACGCATATCCGGGACATAGAACGTTGTGGAACTTGCGAACCCATACGGACAAGCGGTGATGGTATGCGTGCCGGACTGCGTTCCAGAAGTGTTGATGGCGGTGCCGCCATACGTTGCCGTCAAGGTAAACGTTCCGGCTGCGAAACTTGTGGCGGCAACGAAATACTGGGTGTTCGCCGCCAGCCCGGTGGGGAGTGCCCCGGTCGTTGTGAGGTATACGACGTCACCGACGGACATACCGTGTGCAGCCAGAGTAAACACGCCGGGCGATGCAATGGTGACAGTCGGGTTTCCACGCCTCAGTGTGACTGCCGTAAACAACGACGGGTAGGTAGCACGAACGATTGAACTTCCGTCGCACAACAGGTAACCACCGGGTGCGGTCAGCCCTGCGTACTGGTGGATTACGCCAGAGGGGACATACGGGTTGGAGACGACTGTCATTAGTCGCTCTCGGTCATGTACGTGACTGCACCCGTACCGCTTGCAGCGATCCCGTACACCGCCGCGTTTGCCGCCTCAGTAAGCGTCACAGACGCACCGGGAACAAGGAGGATTCCAGTCGTCGTAGTGACGCCGGACCCGCCGATGAATACGTTCACCGCCCCGGTATTGCTGATCGTGACGGATCGCCGCCACGGACTTGCGCTGACGACTGCGGCAATCTGGACTGCGGATGCGTTCGGAGCAGCAGAACCCTGACCAATCGTTGTGCCGCTGCGCTGGACAATGCGAAGTCCGTTTGCGTCAACGTTTGCTTTCGCGGTTCCGTCAAGCGTCCCGTCCATGATCTTGACGTACTGAACCTTGACGGTGCCAAGAGACGCATCGACGACCTCATCTGCGGCGACAGTGCTGCCACCGGTCATCGCGTTGAGCGTGACGTTATCTGCCATTGCTACGCCGCGACGATCTTCAGGGCACCGTCAGTGGTGTCCCACGTGATAGTGAACGTACCGCTAGTCACCGTCTCATCGCCGCCAAAGTTGACGTACCCGAGAAGGGGAGACGTTGAGCCAGTTCCGGTGTCCTTGTACAGCACGGCGAAACGCGAAGTAAACGTCGCTGTCGTCCAACTCGTCGCCCCAGCGCGGAGCGAAAGCGTGTTGGTCGCAGAGTCGTAGTTCGTCGTCTTGGAGCCGAGGGTTGCACCGCCAGTGGTGTACCCACCGCCAGACGCCACCTCGTTGGTGATGTCGGTGTAGTACGTGTTCGTGTCTTGATTGGGCGCGTACGTCGAAGTGCACAGGGCGCACTTGATCGTGTCAGTTGCCCAGTCGATACGGCGTGCAGCGGTTGCTGAGTATTGCCCAGTAAGGGCCGGGCCGTACCAGAAAGCGGTGATCGCCATCAGTCAGTCCCCGAGAGAGTTCGCAGTGTGTTTGTCCCCGCAGAGTTGACTGCCCAGATTGCCCCACGAAGCGAGCAGTCGCCGGGGTGCGCCTCGGCAACGTCAAGGCGTTCGCCAGCCGCGATGTTGAAGCCGTTCGCCGTAGTGACGTCAGGGCCACCGATGTACGTAATCCCGGTTCCAGTTGCGTTGTGCAGGTGAAAGCGGCGGCGTCGGGGATCGGAAGGAAGAACCTCAACAGCGGTTGTTCCGACCGAAACTGACGATGAAGTGAACGACATCTAGTTGTCCTCCTCGGACAAGATCATCTGAAGGTCTTCGTCCCACGGAAGTGCAGGTAGCGGAACATCTTCATCGGAAGTTCCAGCGGGCATGTTATCGAACGTTTCCGATACCGCACGCATACGCGCAGCGTCTGGAGCCTGAATCCGCGTAAGGAGAAGATCGCGCTCCTTCTGCCCCATGTAGAACACAAAGCAGGCGACGCCAGCGTTGACCACGCACACGATCCCAAGGATGATGACGGCGACGATCATGGGTTGTAGTACTTCTTGCTCACCTTCGGCTTCAGCAGGAGGTAGCGAACGGCGAACTCTAGATCGCGGTTCTGCGATGGGTTGCTTTCACGCGCCCACTTGTGCGACTCCTTGAACGCCTTCGTCGCGTACGCAACGTCAGCAGGCGGGGGCTTCTTGTCTGGCGCTGCGTTGTATGAGGCGTACGCGTTTTGCAGGAACTTCCCGGCCTTCTTCGGGGCGGGGATTCTCCCAAGCGCGTCAGGAGTCTGTGGCCCTCGTACGTTCCGCACGTTCCTTCCCACTGGGGCGGGACGCTGAGACGGCTGCTGCGTGGGGACGGTCAGGGGACCGGCGTATCCGCGCTGCTGGCTTGCGTTCGTTGGCCGGGGGTTAGAGGGCGAGAGTCCACCGCGAGAGAGTCCACCGCGAATGTCATTCACTGCTGCGCGGACCATATCGTTGATATTCATTACTTCTTCCCCGCTACGTATTTCCGGGAGATGTCAGCCCAACTCGCTGCGCCCTTGAACTGCGAGCCTGCGCGTCGTCCTTGATACACGGCACGGTCCTTAGTTGCAGCCCTTACGTCTGCCGAGAACTTCTTTGGGTGGGCCTTCGCGTACCAGTTGTTGCCCTCGCCAGCGCGATCAACCTGAAAGCCCGCTGCTTCAAGCGGGTCGGAGCCTGCGAGCACCGAGACGGCGGCGATGGGGAGCGAAAGAATCCCGCCAACCTTTGCAGCGCCAATGGTGAAACGGGCGACTCTGCTCCTTGTGCCAAGTTTGCCTGCAATGTTCTTGCCGTCAGCAGACCAGCCGCCCTTCAGGAACGCCTTTTCGTTATTCCCCTTGTTCGCGTACTTCAAGATTGCCTTAGGGTTGACAGGACCCTGCTTATTTGGGTTGTACGGGAGGCTGACCTGCCTACCTGTCCGATGCTCAACGACAGTCTCGCTACGGCGTGGCCCCTGCCATATTCTAAAGTTCTTATCTTGGCCAACAACCTTTGCGCCCTTGCCCGTCATGTGGGACTGAAGTGATGCAGGAGCGTCGTGAGTTCCACCGGGGAACATGGGACTTGTTGCCTTCGCCCTGCCGACATCTGAGTACGGGCCGACGTCATGGAGCATCTTTCCATTGGCGTCGTACAAGTGCGTGGGCCGCTGGTCTTTCCCAGTTCGCCCCGCCATGCCGTTCTTCACCAGTGTCCGGTGCGCCTCTGGGCTGTCGTTGTGGGCCTTGCTTTTCAACCCGTACTGCTTCTGCCCGACCATCGGATCGAACGTACGAGCCTGCGGCTCGAACGTGCTTACGAATCCACCGCTCGGCGCCTTCGGGCCAGCGGGCTTGCTCGGGGTGGCGGGTGTTCCACCGGGTCCGGTACCGAAACGCTTGCGCTGCGAGGCGGTGAACGTGCGAGACGCATTGTGCTTGTACTTGTTGTACGACGTCTTTGCAATCTTCTTCTCTGCCCTTGTCGCCGCGTCTGCGGTAGCAGCACGAGCGTTTGCTGCGCCAGTGAGTGCCTGTCCACGGTCCATAAAGATACCGTCCGGTACCGGGCGGCTGGCCATCGGCACTGAAACCCTCGGGTGAAGGTCTTCTGTTCCCCACGCTGGCGAATAGGGATCAACTGAAGACATCAGTATTTTGGGCGGCGCCACGGTGGGGAAACGCTTGCGCTGCGAAGACTTGAACGTGCGTGACGCCGCGTGCTTGTACTTGTTGTACGACGTCTTCGCAATCTTCTTCTCTGCACTCGTTGCAGTCTCTGCGGTAGCAGCACGGGCGTCTGCCCTGCCAGTAAGTCTCGCTCCGCGAAGGCGTGAAGTTCCACCGTAAGGACGAAAGTTCGCTTTCGGCGATGAAACCTTCTCTACCGCAGCAGGGGACGGCGGCTTCGCGGAAGTCGGTGCCTTCGTCTTGTTCTTCGGCTCAACCTTCTTCTTCTCCGCACGCTTTGCTGCGTTATCCGCAGCGTGCTCCGCTACGTGGCGCTCCTTCGTCTGAGCGCGTGTCTCGCCTTCGAGTTTGCCGGGCTGGAACGCACGCTCAAAGGTTGGCTGCGGGGTGATCTCGACCGTCGTTGCGGCGGGAGCCTTCGGGGTCGGAGCCTTCGGCGTTGTCGGAGCCTTCGGAGTCGGAGCCTTCGGCGTTGCCGCAGCCTTCGGTGCGGGAGTCTCCTTGGGGGTGGGGACGGCGAACCTCGAACGCAACCCCTGCTGCATGATCGGCTTCGCAGCAGCAGCAGCCTTGTTCGTCTTTCTCCTGAGCGCGCCCTTTTGCGCCGGAGTCATCTCCTGAGAAGTACCAACCTTGTACCGGGCACCAGACTGCGGTGCGGGGGCGCTCGCGGTCGGGGTCGTCTTGCTCACGTTGGCGCGAGCGGTGGGGAACGTCTTGGGGTTCGGCGCTGTCGGGTCGTAGTTCAGATCAAAGATCGTCCTTGGGACCCTGCCCAAGTCACTCGCTACATTGCGAATAGCGCGGCGCTCGTTGGCAGGAAGACTTACCGAAGCCCGGACTTGCTGGATCGGGGCGTCTGGCTTATAGACAGCCGGTACCTTGGAGGAGGTGGGTGGGGGAGCCAGCACCCTCTTCGGTCCCTTTGTCCCGGAGTTGAACACAACGTCCGCGCCAGTGACCTTCTTGCCGCGTGCCGCGCCTTCGGGTGCCATGGCTGCCTTGGCGCGTACCTTCCTGCGGATAAGCCCTGCGGTAACGACACCAGCACCACCGGCAACTCCGGCGACAACGACCTTGCCAGCCTTCGTTGTCCCAAACGGGAAAGCGTTCTGGAAGTTCCCGCTCGACCCCGGATGCGTGTCGTAGGGGCTTGGTCCGCCACTCTTACCTCGCGGAAGACCGCGAGCGCCGTAACCCATGTTCGCCGGTAACGCCACCTACTTCTTCTTCTTCGCAAACTTCTTATCGCGCACCATCGCCAAGAACTCTGCGCGAGACATCTTCTTTCCCTTCATCGGCTTCTTCTTCTTGCCGCCGACGTACGTGCTCTTTGCGAACGGATTCCCGTACTCAGCCTTCTTAGTGGATGAGGAGTCGGTCTTGCGCTCGTTCGCGCCGCCTTCCTTATCGTTATCTGGGTTCATGGCCATGACAGGTAGTTTGCCATAAGTTCGCTTCGATTCGTAGAGAAACTTTCCATCGCTACTGCCCGCTCCGCATATCCGGCTCCATTACGACCTTGTGCATAAAGGCGTCACGCTTGTTGAGTTGTGCCCCGTTCGCATACACGGGCCACCTCCCCTTGGCGATGTCACTCTTCCAGTACTTATAGAGCGCATTCGGGTTACTGACAATGCGCCCCTTCCCACCACGACCGATGTACCCCGGAACTGATGCAACTCGCCCGTCCGGGAGGTTCACTCCAGTCGCGTAAATAGTGGCGGGTTCCCCGTTCTTGGTTTGGTACGGGGTCGCCATTCGGTTCCGGTGGTACAGAACCTTGTTCATCTCTGGATCGGTGAACTTATACCGATTACGAAGTGCGACAAGACTCGGCTCTGATCTCCAGTCCGTCTGCATTGCTTACTTCGTCACCCTCGGCTTGGGCCTCATCGCCACCGCGATACGCTCCACATCCTCGTCACGCAGGACGATCGGCTCCCGCGCCAGTGCGACAATGAGGTCTTCCTGTAGATCAACGACCTTCGCTTCGAGTTCTTCCACACGGTCGGCCAGTTCCTTCTTGTTCATGTTCGCATCCGCCCATTCGTCTGAAGTAACCGGGACGTAGGGGGAACCGGGCTGGGAAAGCATGTGCTTGATCCACTCACGGCTCTGGTACAGCGTGTTGTTCCGCAGTTCCATGTTGGCTGCTGCGTTTGGGTCTGCGTCGTAGTACGACCAGTTGTGCTCGAAGTACGGTCCGGCCTCTTCGGATGACGTACCGGTGCGATGGCATCGTCGTGGAAGATGCGTCGGAGACTCGACCCAGCGGTCTGACATCGGAGATATACCCCTTGTTGGCTTACGTTCGCTATACAATACAACAGCGAGGATAACTGGGGGATGAATGGACGTTGATGTCTGGGCTGGGTACCACCCGCTTCCTGCTCAGGAGGCGTTCCATCGTTCGACAAGCAAGTGGCGTCTCTACGCTGGCGCAGTAGGCGCTGGTAAGACGAAGGCCGGATCAAGGGAAGCGATCCGTACTGCGATCGAGTATCCCAACAGCCTCGGCATTATCGGACGTAAGGAATACCGCCCGCTGATGGACTCCACGTGGAGGACGTTCCTTCGTGAACTTGACATGACGGGACTCATTGAGGCCGGTCTTGCGAAGGTAACGGGAGGAAAGGCTGCGTCTGCTCCGCCGCATGTCAAGTTCTGGAACGGATCGGAGATCATGTTCCGTAACGCGAAGAGCGAGCAGAACTTCCTCGGCGTCGAGCCTGACTGGGTATATCTGGACGAGGGGTCGGAGATTTCGGACGAGGTGTACGAGATGCTGGGCGCGGGCCGTCTGCGTGGCACGCCGAACCCGCAGGGGAAGACGGCATCGACCCAGATCATCAATGGGAAGGAGGTCGATGTCCGCGTCTCCGGCCCGCTACGTATCTGGGTAACGTGCAACCCCGGCCCATCGACGTTCATCCGCAAGAACTTCGTGCCTCCGGGCTGCGCTGGGAAGCGGACCGATGGGTTCGAGGTGTTCGCTGCGAGGACCGACGAAAATCCATATCTCCCACCCGAGTACGTCGAAGAAATCAAGAAGCGATTCAGCGGGGCACGCCACGCTGCGTACGTACGCGGTGACTGGGGCGCGTTCGAGGGGCAGGTATTCACTGAGTTCGATGAGAACGTCCACATCATCGACGACGTACCAGCAGAATCACTTCGAGGCAAACTCATCATTGAGGGGTGGGACTTCGGGCGTGCCGTTGAGACGGCGGTCGTGTGGATGGCGGTAGACGAAGAAGGCGAAGACCCGATCGTCGTGTTCGCAGACTACGGAGTCGCGGAACTCGAACCATCCGAACACGCGAAGAACGTCAAGGAGATGCGCCGACGGTTCGGGGTCAAGGAGGTCATGGCGATCGGTGACCCCGCTGGGCGTGCCAGAGGCGCATCCGGTTCCTATATGGAGGAGTACGCACGGCAGGGTATCTACATTGCACCGTGCGATAAGGGCAAGCGGCAGGGCGTCCGGGACCAACGACTCGCCCAGTTGCTTGCGTCTCGTCTCGTAAGGCGGGACGGTCGCGGTCCTGCGCTCGTTATCTGCCGGAGATGCGCGGGTTTGGTCGAGTCGATCACCTCCGCACGCTATCGGGCCGGTACAAGGGTGGATCGTGACCGCCCTGACGAGCGCGTAAAGAAGGGAGATCACCGTCTCGACGCTCTGGAGTACGCACTTATGGTGTCGCCACCCCCCAGAGAGAACGCTGACGATGGAAAGTGGCGGGAATACCTCGATTCGGGGCTTATTGCACCGGGAGTGAACGAACTGCGGGCTGCGAGGGCTTAGTTTCGGCGGTTCGTAGGGGCGTTATGGCGGTTCTCAGCCGTTTTTCGGGGGAAACGCGAAACGGGGGCGGGGTTTATGCGCCTAAGGGCATCCATTACATGCGCCCACGCGTACACGCGGAGGGGGGACCCCCCCTCCCCCCCCGTGCGGACGCATACGTGCCGTGCGCGCAGGTGGACCGTCCCGGAATGTGCCGATTTGCAGGCACTTTGTGGCCTGCCATAGTTCAGTTATCGCCGAGCAACCAGCCCGGCACGCACACACGGAGGTTCGCATCATGGCAACTCCCATCACACCCGCCGCACTCACGGCGCTCGCGGTCAAGGCGCTCGCAGAGGACACGGTTCGCTACGGCCGCGACCCGCTCGCATACCCGGACACGAAGGGCGCCCCGTACATCATCGCGGAAGCGTTCGGGATCACCTCGCAGGAGGCACGCGAGCACAAGAAGGCGTTCATGGCCGCGTGGAGGTCCGCAGGCGGCACCGCGCAGGTGAAGCGACTCACGGAGCAGGCGAAGCCTGCCGCACCCGCAGGCGAGGTCGCGGCACCTGCGGCGCAGGTCGTGGAGATCGCCACGCCCACGCCCGCAGACATCCCCGAGGAGGCAATGGCCCTCGCCCGTGCGATCATCGTGGGCGGCGGCGGCAAGCCAACGCTCCCGAAGGTGCGCGACGTTGCACGTGGGATCGTCGCAATGAACGCGGCGGCTGACGCCACGCTGTAGCGCTCGCAAAGCGGTCGGTTTGCGATCAGCCCCTCACGTTCGGACGAGCAGGTGTCCGGGCGTGGGGGGCTTTCTTTGTGCCCAAACGCGGGTACGTGAGGCTCGCCATGCGTACACGTGGGCGCGAGGAATCAGGGGCCAGTGACCCCCACGTTCACACGCCCGCACGTAACCATCGCGGGGTGGCGTAAGCCCCCCGCGTGGTTGCGTCCGGGCGGTGTGCGGGGTCACACGTTGGTTGCGTTGCACTCACACGGGGTCAGGTGTGAATGTGTGACTCCACACTTGTGGATTCACACGTTTGGAGTCACGTTCAATCACGTACCCACGAGTCACAACACCAGTCACACGTGGTAACACATGGTCACGCGAACAACACGCCTGCCGACCCCTCGAACCTGCGCCGCGCACACAATCCAGCGTCCCCAGAAAGTGGCTCTGAGCAGGGGATTACCGATAGTGTAGGCTGGTTGAGATGGCAGGGAATGATCCCTCGCCACGATCACGGGAGGTTACACGATGGACAGTCTCACCGATTACGACACGTACATGAAGCAGGCTCCGTTCACGAACGTGGACGTCGCCGAGAAGTTTCGCCGTGCCGCACGACGCGACAACGCGAAGCGAAGGGATCACCGCACCACCGGCGTCACGTTCGAGCGTGTCGCCGTTCCGTACACGAGGACGGTCAAGCACCGTCTCACGAACAACGAGGAGGCATAGCAATGGCACGCAGCCCGTACCCACACATGCCACACATGTTCCTTACGTGGAGGGAGATGAACCACACGTTGCAGGAGGTCATGCGTTACGCATCCACGATTGACGAGTCCGAGTCACCCGGCACTGTCGCCACGCTTGGCACCGTGTACGAGCGTATCGCAAGGGTCATGGACTTCATCACGGAGCGTTCGTTCGAGATGGACACGTACGAGGATGAGTCCGATCACAAGCACCCCATCCCGTTCACGGACTACGAGTTCGGCGTTCTCACGACCGCGATGAAGCACTACTCCGGCGATGCCCCGGCGCGTAACGGGTGGCCATCGTCGCTCATCACCGAGTTCTACGTAAAGGTGGACGCCGCACGTGAGTTGTTCCCGACCCCGTTCACACACGAGGAGGCATAGCAATGGCGTTCACGTACCTCACGAACACCAACACGCTGGAGCGCGTGATCGTTTCCGTTCGCAACGATCAGTACGGGGGGAGGGTTGGGGGGCGGGTTGACTACACGCTAGAGCGACAGGTCGGAAGCCCGTTCGTGCTCATCACATGCGACGACGACGCCATGTTCACGGAGGATACGCAGGTACATGGCGACCTCGCCGACTTTGAGCGCGTAGCAGAGGCATGGGTTCGCAACTATCACGAGGAGGCATAGCAATGTCATTCACACGTAAGCACTTCGAGGCCATCGCACAGGTGATCGCCGAGAACACA